TTGATAGAGCTGATATTGTTGACGTGGTATCAGATGCTAGAAGTAAAGCTCGTGACGTACTTGATAATGTTAATAATCCACTATTAGGTAATAATGACACAGGTGGAGGTGACACAGGTGGTGGAATAACACCAAGTGCTGTGATTCCCGTAAATGTTTCGAAGGTAACAAATACTGACCCTATGAAGGTTGAGGTAGTTAGAGGTGCATTTGATGACCTTAATGTAAATCATACCGGTACTATTCAATTACAGGGTGGTGGAATGTCCTTACAGTCCCTACAGGCTGACCCAACAGCGTTGTCAAATCTAACAAGGATGATACAACAAGAAATGAGTAGACAAGGTACTACTTATTAAATCATAAAATAATCCTTTCGTCTATTTATATAGAAAACAGAAATAGATGCCAAGTCCATTATCGTTTAATTCAACAGAAGACATCAGAAAGAAGTTATTGGTAAAGAACTTACCACCCTTCAATAGTGATGGATTTTCTCCTACAACAAACCCTGGTCAATCAGAATTGAAATTGACCAACTTCTCTGTCGTTGACAGTGCTGAGGTTGAGGATATAGGTGATAAGGAAGAGGTAAGGTTATATTTAAATAACATCTATGGTCCTCCAGGTGGTTATGATGACAGGTATACTGTTGAGGATGTACAAACTATTGTAACAAATAGAGATACCTACTATAAGTTTGTTTCTTCAACTTATAATAGCGCAGATATTCTATTAAAGAAGGACCCACAGGGAGATAACGGTTCGTTAACTCAGGATTCCGTTATGATTCAGTTGGCTGCAAAATCTTTAAAAGATGAGTTTCAGTATAGGGTTGATGAAGAAATTAGGCAAGAAACTTTAGGTCGAGCAAACTTTTTAAATGCATTAAAAGACCCGTTTATCGCTGCGGATATTTTAACAGGTCGTCAAGAATTGATTGAACCTGATTGGACGATATCATCACCAACGAATGTTATCGCCAAAGGATTAGACTTTATTAGTAGGATTACTGGTGTTTATGTACCATTTTCATGGATACCTGGTGACTACTTTGAAGGAAGGAGAAGTTATTTAAATACGGGTGTTAATATTGTAAGTAATCTTTTAGGTTTTAGAGATTTATTACCTGAAAAGAAAAATGGTTCTGATATTTTCTTAAACAATACGGGACGTGGTCAAACTTCACAATTATTCAAATCATTAGAGTATAATAGGTTTAGACCTGACTATAAGTTAAACTTTATTACTGACCCTAATTTCTTTGCCCCTGGTCCAAATTATTATATTGGTTCAAGAACACAAGATATTAACGATATCGTTGGTCCTAATAATGAGTTACCTGTCGATGAGTTTGGTAAGAGAATACCAACGGCGGTTAGAGGTTATGGTGAGATAGGTAATTTATATGAGGGTGAACAGAAGTTTAGTTTTGGTTTAAACACTGTTGAACCTGGTGACTCACCTGATATTCAAGGTGGGTTTACATGGGTATCTCCAAAAAGTAGTAGTGCTGCGGGTAAGACTGTTGGACCTGGTGGTAATGTTGAAGGTAGTGATGCTGGTTTCCCACCGATAAGTTCTCAGTTTAGTAAGTCATCATCACAAAGATATTCATTAACTAAAGGTTCAATATTAGATGATACTCAAAGGTTGGTTGATTCTGCCGATGGACTTCAAGGTCAAGCGAGATTAGGTCACGTTGGTACTGCAATTAATCAGGTGTCTAAAGTGTTCTATGACGGTACGAGAGAGATAACAAAAGGTTCAAGGGTTAGAAGATATGTTAATGAGAACGGTGCTGAGGTTGGTAAGGAATACTGTAGAGTATTCACCAAAGACAGTCCGTATTATACAATGGCCGACCTTCAGAAGAGTGAAGGTAATATTCGTAAGTTTAAAAACTCCGTATTAGATAGTACGTATAATCTAAATATTGCACCTGTTGAAGGTTCAAACATATTGGATGGTCAAGCAACGAAGTATATGTTATCATTAGAAAACTTGGCTTGGAGAACCTCTAATATGACTCAAGACTTACCTAATTGTGAAAAAGGACCTAATGGTGGTAGAGTGATGTGGTTCCCTCCTTATGATTTAAGGGTAGATGAAAATGTCACGGCTAATTGGATAACCAATGATTTCTTGGGTAGACCAGAGCCGATATATACGTATTCTAATACTCAAAGACAAGGTAGTTTATCATTTAAGATTATTGTTGACCACCCTTCAGTTTTAAACACATTGGTGGATAAGGAATTGAAAAATGTAACACCAGACTCTGAGGTTACTAAGATTGTTGATAGTTTCTTCTCAGGGTGTAAAACATTGGATATATATGAATTGGCAAGAAAGTATGGTCAATTAAGTTTCAATGATATCTATGAGGTGGTGACTAAGACTAATGACCCTGAGATATTCAGAGAATACGAAAGAGAGATTCCTAAAGAAAATCCTGAACCAGATAATACTACTGACGATACACCACAAAAACCACAATTGGGTCAATTTGAGGGTGTAAGTTTATATTTTGATAATGATAAACCAGATTCAAACTCAACATCTACAACATCTTCAGTAAATTATAACACAAGTTATAGTGCATATATTGGTCAAAAGAGTAACTATTTAACTCAAGCCGATTCTATTGGTGAGAAATCACAGGTAGAAACATTCTTTGATACCGAAATTGAACCTAATAAGGGTAAGTTGGATGATTTAATTAATCAGTTGGTTGATGCTGCGACAAATAAGTTTGGTGTTACCATTGAGTTGATAGGTTCTGCCTCGTCTCCGAATAGTAAGGAGTATAATGTAAACTTATCTAAAAGAAGAGTTGATTCGGTAAAAAAACAAATATTAGAAGACCCAAGAATTAAAAAAGTTAATGAAAAAGGTTATATTGGTATTACCACATCTGCATTAGGTGAATCTACCTCGATTAATGGTGTTGATTGTTCTCAAAATATTACAGATGAAACTGCTAAGATTTATTCTGTTGGGGCAATGGGTTGTCGTAGAACGGTTATTAAATCAATTAATGTTACAGTTCCTCCGACACCTGAAGGTGAACAAACACAAACGGATACTGAGACGGTTAAAGAGAATAGTGTTAACTCTGAGAATGTTAAGGTAATCGAGAGAGGTACGGGTTCACCAAGACGAAATGATGAGGTTAGATTAAGAGAGGGTATTACTAAAAAAGTATTACGTAGGTTATTGACCGAATGTGACTACTTCCAAAGTATTACTGACGATACATCATTCTTATACGAGGGTATTAAAGAGAAGATTAAATATTTTAATCCGACATTCCACTCGATGACACCTGAAGGGTTGAACTCAAGATTGACCTTCTTACAACAGTGTATGAGACCTGGTGAAACAATTCCTACAATTGGTCCCGATGGTAAGCCGTTAGAAAATAACGCATTAAACACGTCCTTTGGTTCACCACCGATTTGTGTATTAAGGGTTGGTGATTTCTTCCACACTAAGATTGCAATCAATCAAATGAGTGTTAGATATGAACCATTGGTGTTAGATTTAAACCCTGAGGGTATTGGTGTTCAACCAATGATGGCGGATGTTAGTTTATCGTTCTACTTTATTGGTGGACACGGTTTGAAAGAACCAGTTGCCAGATTACAAAATGCGTTATCGTTTAATTACTATGCTAATACCGAGATGTATGATGAAAGGTCGGTAGCTACTGAGGACACTTCAGAGATAGATAGGGAAACTATTGAGGCTTTGGGTAGTGATGTCGCCTTTAGTATAGATGATATTAGTGGTGAAGATAATAGAGACGGTGGTACTACTATTGGTGAGGTAACCTCTAAAGTTATTGAAAACTCAGGTCAAACCGTAACGGGGACTATAAAGTATCAAAAAAATATGGATGATTTGGTGACTAATACTAAAGAATATGGGGATGCTTTAATTAAGACATTGGAAGATGTAAATGAAGAGTTTGGTCAGGCTGGGTTGTTTATGTTTACTAAGGACCGTAAATATATTAAGGGTTCTATGAAGACAACGGCTAACCAAACAGATTTATATGGTAAGTCTGAAAACCTACAGACTAAAATTGATGGATTATTTACAGATATTCAATCAGATATCAATAATGAAAATTGTCCATTATTAATTGATGATACGGGCACTGAGTTTAGTGATATTACATCATTTAAAAAGTCTGAGGTTAGAAAATATAAAAGGAAGGTTAAAGAACTACTTTCATCGTATAAGTCCAACTTTGGTTTAAGGATGAGTGATTTACAGAGGGACTTAGTGGATGTTGAACAAAGACTAATATTTAATATTGATAGATTGAATTACGTGTATTCATTAAATGATGGTTTTATACAACCGAGTGGACAGGTGGTTATTTACTCAATATCTGCAACTACAAATGTGTATGACACTAATGGTTCTGCTACTGATACACACGAAGAGTTGGAAAATGATATGGATATTATTTCTGCGAATCTTAATGGAACATTATTAGACTTAGAAAACAGAAACTTAATTAGTGATGATTATTCTGATAGTTGGGATTTCTCAATGGAACAAACACTATTTGCCAATTCTGCACAGAAAAGATTATACACTGTAATACAAAAAGATGTGTTAAGTGAAAACAAGATAAAGACAGAACTTTTAAAATGGGTTGATACACAATCATTTAAGAGTCCTCAGATTTGGAAAGATACTATAAATGAGATATTTGATGACTTGGAAGTTATTTATTTAGGTCAACAAACGGCAATGACATTTAAGTTCTCAACATATAGAGATGGTGCAATCATCGGTAATACTTACGAACCATATACTTTAGGTAAGATTAGAGAGTTTAATTTCTCTGAGTCACCTACACAGTCACAAGCTCAGGTTGATGGTCTTAGAAACCTTTACAGTGGTGTTAATAGTACAGGTGATAAATGGAACAATAAAGTGAAGTTACAGTAATGAGATACTACGATAGATATCAAAAGTTTTTATTGAATGGTCAGCAAACTGTTGTTCCAAATATTATTTTGCCTTCAAAAACGACGGATAAGAGGTATGTTTATAGGGCAGGTGTGAGTAGATTAGATAAGATTAGTGAAGAGTTTTATAAATCACCAGTATTTGGATGGTTAATACAAATGGCCAATCCTCAGTTTGGTAGTTTGGAAAAAGACATTCCTGATGGTTCGGTATTGATTATACCTTTCCCATTGGTTCAATCTTTACAGGATTATAAAAATACTTTAGACACACACTTCTATTACTATGGCCGTTAATAATAACTTCAGAAGTTTTTACGGGGGAGAAAAGATTGCGTTTGACCAGTTTGATAATATTATCTTAGTGGACCCAAACAAGGTTGTTGATTCTGATGGTAACCAAATTGAGAGATTGGTTGAACATGAGAACTTAGTGATGTATGCCAACTTGGAAGCAAGAATTATTCCAAGAACAAAACTAGCAGTTGGTGAAAATACCGACCAAATGTCTAAGAACTTAAAGATTGCCAACTTTGGGGAGACTGAAGACGGTAAAATCAATTTCTTAAAACCACAAAACAAACAATATTTAGATACCACATATACCGACCAATTAACAGGTCAGGGTTCATTAGTGGGTCAAGGTATTAACCAAACTCAAATTACTGAAGAAGGTTCGGTGGTGAATAACTCTAAGGATACTCAATTATTGGGTATTACAAGTATTAATATTAAAAATAATGCTTCGTTTATTCCTCAGGTAGATATTGAGATGGTTGATGTTCAAGGTAGAACATTGTTTGAACAGGGAGAAAACTCACCATATTCCGCATTCTTTCAATTACCATACCCATTGTTTTATTTAACGGTAAAAGGATTTTATGGTAAAGCCGTAAGGTACGAGTTGATGATGAAGAGTTTCAATGCTCGTTTTGACCCTACTGATGGTAACTACAAAGTTTCAATTTCATTTATTGGTAGAACCGCTGCCATCTTATCAGACCTTTCGTTAGGTGCGTTATTTGCATTACCACATATGTATGAGACTAATCTATTGGTGGATAACAATGAAGACCCTTCAGATTATAACGGGGATTTAGGTACACTTAATCAAACCTTAAGTTCAGAAAGTCAATCTGCAATTAATAGAGGTGACGACGAGGTAAGTACAACACCAATCATTGTAACACGAGGTGATAAGGTTATTAATGATGTGTATACGACATATGTCAATAAAGGACTTATTGATAAGAGTTTACCAAGATTAAATCTATCTGAGTTAAACTCAAGATTAAATGGTTTAGAAGACTTTATTAGACAACAATTCAGTAAGGAAGACTTATCGGTCCTTAATGATATTGAGGAGTATAGAAATACTTTAATTTTATATAGAGAATATATCACTGTCTTTAGGGTGACGAGATGGCCTTATATATATTTGGATACCACTAAAAGATTTATTGGTAAGGATGGAAAAATCTATTATGGTCTTAAAAAGACTGAGGATAGTTTACAAGGTCAAGAAGACGCCTTAGCGGTATTGACTGCGAAAATTAAGGAGTTTAATCAAACCTTAAATGATAATGCCACTTTTGGTGAGGACGGTGAGTATACGATATTGGGTAAGAAAAAATCGTCAAATATACCTGTGACTATTTCTGAGGAGGATTTACAGTTTGACCTAAAGTTTGAGGATGTTGATTTAGAGAAGTCATATCAAGTACAAAAAAATGCAACACCTACTGCCGGTGAATTAGAAAAGTTTGCGTTAGAAACACAAAGTTATTTTGAGTTATTAAACAAATACTATAATAAGGATTTAACTGTTGATGAAGAACTAAGTTCTAAGTTTTATGGGTTTGGTCAAATTAACGGGAAGAAAGAAACGGTAACAGGTTCATTCCTATCTAAGATTGATAAGATTGAAAAGTTATTTACAGACAAAGCGGAAACCATACAGAAAGAGTTATCGACTGCATTGGCACAGAAGATTGAAAGTCCTGATGGTGGTTTGGGTTTCAGACCAACGATTAGGAATATTATGGCGATTATGATGGCAAATGTGGATGCTTTCTATCGATTGATGGATGAGGTTCATAGAGATGCTTGGAACGTTAAGTCAGACCCTATTCGTCAAAATGTTATTATTAGTGACCAAACGACAAATGGTGTTGATAGTAAAGATAGTATTCTCTCTACAAATGGTTCGGAAAAGATTATCTATCCTTGGCCACAATATTTTGAGAAAGAACTTGATGAAGACGGTAATGAAAAATATGTTGTAAAATATGTGGGAGACCCTAACGTAGAGTCAACGACAAAGGCATATCTTTACGATAAGTGGCCTGAGGTCGAGTTTATTGAGGAGTTCATTAAAGGTAAATTACAAAGGAGAGAGGAACAAAGAAGTACAAACTTTACGAATCAGAAGACAGAATTAAAATCTATACCTGTCAATTCTGTTGAGTTTCCATATAATAATATTCCTTATACTGATTTAAGTGAAATATCCTTCTTATATGAACTATGGGAGAGGACGTTACTGTCTTCTAACTATATGAATATCTTTAGAGAGAAATCGTCACCACAAAACTTATCACAAATAGTTGCGGATTTTGAAACACTAACAATAAAAGAAGCGATTGATAGTGACCCGTTCTTAAAGATGAAATTAAAGAGACTGGGGTTAAATGCTCGTAATTTTGAAAGTGTGTTGTCACATATATCAAATAATGGTACTGGGCGTTTTTGGAACACATTCTTGGCGGATGTATTTGTGACTCCATATATTAGGGACTATGATGAGAAATATTTTGACCTGTACGATTCTGAGGTGTTTGAAAAAGGTTCTCCAACGATTGATATTTCAGATGAGAGTGAAAGTAGGTTGAAAGAGTTTTTAAAATCTTCAACAGATACTGATGAATTGAGTTTTACTGACGTATATCCTTTTAATAGTGTTACATGGTTAAAGAAAAACTTAGCACGTGGTGCTGAAATAGGTTCTGCGTCTCAAGCCAATTCGACAATTAATAGTTTAAGGTTTTCAAGTAGTAAGATGACTATAACATCTTTCAATGAAAACTATTTCTATAAAGATTATTACGACACACCGAGTTTAATTAGGTCATGGGTTAATAATACTGATGAAACGGTTGATGTACCTTCGTATTTAAACATTCGTGAAAAGTTTAACGGTAAAATTACAAACAATTTTTATTTTGCCACTGAGGGTAAAATTGATTATGGTAATAACTATACTGGTTATACATCGAGATATCAGACAACATCATTATTGAACACACCATACTTCATCAATTCAATTAGAGAGTCGGTGAACAATAGAAAGACGGGTGTCGATAATCCATATGCGTCTTTGGGGTATATGTACCTAAACTCATTACCTCTTCAAACATTGAGGGAGAAGATGAATAGTGGTTTGGGGAGTAGTTTTAAAGACTACAACTACGCCATTTACAATAAGTTCGGTGCATTACACAAGTTACCATACGCTTGGGTGGTTAAATATGGTTCAATTTGGCACAGATACAAAAAGTTTATACAAGAGGGTATAGATATTTTGGATAATGTTTGGACAAGTATTGATGAGGATGTTTTATATGACCCACTATCACAATCGTCATCTAAGTTAGAAACATATACGTTCCCTAAGTATGGTGGTAGTGGAACGACCACATATCAAATGGAGTCCACAATAAATGGACCGATGAATATTAATCAAACAAATAGTAAGGTTGGTTTTTACCCACAAATCATCAATGATGTAAATTACATATTTGGGTATCAAGAGTTTATTACTGGTACAACACAACAGGATTTTGAATCGTACTATTCAGGTAATACAAACCTTGAGGGTAACGGTTTAAGAATTGCAACTAATGATAATTCAAAAATCATTATGTCAAATGATACTGCGGTGTCAAATGATTTATTTAATGTTCAATCATATTACGTATTCTACGACAGTCCTAAGACTTATGATAATACAACGAACACTAAAGTTCTTTGTTATCCTTCTTCAGGTGGTATTGATTTTAATCAATATCAGTATGAAGTATGTAAATCTGCAGGTGTCTTTGGTGATACTCAGTTAACTCAACCTTTATATGATGGTTCTGTCAGAACAATATGGGGTGGTACTCACTATGGGTATTTTGACACTTCATTAATTACTAAGCCAACTTACCGTCAGTACATCAAAACTATTGATAATGAGAAGACACATCAAACGGCATTTAACTTAGAGGGTGAGTCAGAATATTCGTTTATTGAGGAAATACTTGCCGTGTTTAATGAAGATATTATGGATATGTTTGAGACTGAGTTCTTAAACTTCTGTAAAGACCCTAACAGAGATGAAGTAGGTGATAGTGATATAAACTTAGTAACTCAATTAAAAAGTATATTCTTTGTTGATAGACCGACATTAACAGGTCAAGGTGAGCTTGATGGTAAGAAGATAGGTGAAAAACAAATGACTGCCTTAAGAGACTCTATTCAATTATTGGGTAATAAGAATATGGTCTTTAAACAAGGTAATCCTTCTAACTTTAACAGAAGAGTGTGGTATTCTTTCACCGATGACAGTAGGTATCAAACACAAAATCAGAGGATTGATTTTGGTACGTATTCTGAAGACAGGGTACCGAGGTCAAACAACTTTATTACAGTGGCGATTAGTGAATCTAATAATCCTGAGGCTTGGGAAGCATTAAGATTGTCGGTGGGTATTTACGATGCTGACGGTATGGCTTATTCGGATAATGGGAGTTATATTACAGACTTCTTCCCGACGATGGATATTGAGTTTAACGCTGAAAATGTAAGGCAATTAAGTCCAATCATTCAAATATTTGCCACTCAGAAGTTTGAGAATCCTTCATTGACTAAGAGTGGGTTTATGTCCTCATTCAATGATTACTTAACGTTGATGAGTAATTCACAGAAGGATATTCAAAACAACTTATTCAGACAATTAAATAAAGATTTACCGACGATTACCGAGGAAACTGAAAACATTAAATCATCAATGAATGGTGAGGTTGCTAAGTTGGAATTGTATGAGTTCTTTAAAGCCTTGAATGATAAATGGATTGCTGGCGGTGATTTCCAAACAAGAACATTGTTTGAGGATTTCTTATTCTTAGATAGGGCAAACAGAGATATTGGTGATAAGTTGATTGTAGATATTACATCACTTATTGGTTACATCAATGATGAGACAAATGGTAATTCAATATATACGTTGATTGGTCATTTGATTCAAAAGAATAATATGTTGTTTATGGCGTTGCCGTCATATACTAATTTCTACGGTATTTCAGAACCTTCTAAAGACGCGAGACCTGAAGAGGGTATTGAAAACTCTGCGTCTGATGTGTTTGGTACATTCTTAGAAGTTGACCATAATAAGAGTCGACCAAGATTCTTATGTTTGTATACGGATAAAGTTTCAGAACACTTACCTCAACCTGAGAATGTTGATTATAGATTTGGTGATGATAGTTTTGATATCTATAAGGCTGAGGTATTGAGAGAGAATCAAACAAACAAAACAGACTATGCCTTCTCAAATAAGGTTGTTGGTTTCAATGTAGACTTTGGTGTTAGGAATCAGGGTATATTTAAATCGATAAGTTTAGACCAATCACAATTTAAGGATACTTCAGAATCGTTTAAAATCTTAACGGACATGGCGAATCAGAGTAAGGGTTCTAAAACATTCCAACAGTCGACTTCACTATATAACATATATAAAAACAGAAGTTACAACTGTCAGATTACTTCAATGGGTAATGTGATGATTCAGCCTACTATGTATTTCAATTTAAGATACGTACCAATGTTTACGGGTCCGTATTGGATTACTGATGTTTCTCATAATATTACACCAGGTAACTTTATGACAACATTCAGTGGGGTGAGGATTTCTAAATATTCATTCCCAAGTGTTAAGGAATTGACGATGAGTGTGAATATAGATTTATTAAAGAGGTTGAATACTGATTATAATAAACTTAAAGAGACTCCGACTCCTGAAACTCCGACAGTGACACCGACACCTCAAAACGGTTCATCTAATAATGATGGTGAAACAACAAATAGTACGAATGGTAATGAGGTTGGTACTACTAACTGTTCACCGGTAACTGAATATCAAGGAATTGACTTTGTGACTAAGAAAAATACTAAGTATGCTTATTCAGAAATAGTAAATTATGTTAACGGTAAGACTACTAATAATGACATTAAGATGTTGATTATTGGAACGATATGGAGAGAACAAGGTAATTCAAATGGTTTTGTGACTGGTGTAAATGATAATTATGTTGGTCTGACTACCGATTCAGGTGTATGGGCAGGATTGGATATTGATAAGGTTAATGGTCAGTTTTGTGTGAGTAGTACCTCAGATGGTAGACCGAGAAGTTACTTCTCATTCTCTGACCCTACAGGTGCATTTGATGTGTTATTTACAAGGTTTAATTCATCTGCGGTTGGTACGCAAATCAGTGAATACCTCAATGGTCCTCGAACTATCGATAATTTATCGGTTGCATATACAAAGATATATATTAGAAACTGGTTTAGGAGAATTAGTACCGATTCTGAATTGGAAAGAATTATAACTAACCCACAAACATATGATGAATTATTGATATCTGCTACATATAATAACTCAATACCTATATTTAAAACTGCGATTTCGTGGTCTCTACAACAGGGAATATAGATAATTTGGTTTTTTTGTATATTTATATAGAAAAGTAATATTATGAACGTAAAATCATTATTAGACCAGTATTTGTCGAAAGACACGAGAATTACTGAAAGAGATGCCGGAAATGGTTACAAAGAAGTTTGTGACTTAGACACAGGAGACTGTTACACTGTTAGTATGAGAGACGGACTTATTGAGAGAGTCGACAATACTATGAAAGTTAACAGAACCCTTAAAGTTGAGACACCACATGGTGTTAAGACATTATTGAACGGTTAAGTAAAAATATTATGTCAGTAGATAAAAAAATATTAGAAGAGTTAAAGAGACACAACTCTATCAACACATATCTAACAGAACAGGAAGAACCTGTAGATGCACCTGAAGGTGGTGAAGAATTAGACTTAGATATGGATATGGAAACAGATGTTGAGGAAATCCCTGAACCTGTTGATGTAGAATCGGACCCTGAGGTTGAAAAATTAGATGGTGAAGGTGAAGTTGAGAGTGACGAAGTATCGGGTGGTACTGAGGAGTTAGAGATTACAGATTTGGTAAACAAACAAAATGAAATCTCAGACAAACAAGATGAGTACATGGAATCTATGTTTGATAAATTGTCAGACTTAGAGGGTAAACTCTCACAGATGGACCAAATCTTATCAAAGATTAACGACATTGAGACTAAGGTTGAAAAATACCGTGAGAAGTCACCTGAGGAAAAACTACAACTAAGAAGTTTAGATAGTTACCCTTACAATCAGAAGTTGACCGACTTCTTCGCTGACAAAGAAGTTGAGATGGAGAAAACAGGTAAGAATGAATATGTGTTAACTTCAGATGAGGTTGAGAATTATTCAGATGCGGATATCAAAAAATCATTTGACACACCAATCGAAAACGAAGAATAACTTTACTTAAACCGTAGAAAATTATATATTAGGGCCACTCATTATGAGTGGTCTTTTTTTGTTTATGGGGTTTGACTTTATGAGTGATATGACTATACTTATTAATGAGTTTAAGAGAAAACAATTAACAGAGTAAAAAGAAACAATTATGGGAAATGCACTCGACGCTGTGTTAGCACAGTATGAAAAAAACACCTCAAACACAGGGGGTGGAAACAAAATGTCTCAGGAAGACCGTTTGAAGAAATACTTCACGACGTACCTTCCTAAAGGAACTAAATCAGGTCAAAAGGTTATTCGTATCCTTCCAACACCTGACGGTTCATCACCATTCAAAGAAGTATGGTATCACGAAGTTCAAATCGACGGAAAATGGACTAAACTTTACGACCCAGGAAAGAATGATGGTGAGCGTTCACCACTTACTGAGGTTTACGAAGAATTAATCTCTACAGGTAAAGAATCTGACAAGAAGTTAGCGGGACAGTATCGTCCTCGTAAGTTCTACATTGTTAAGGTTATTGACCGTGAGAATGAAGACCACGGACCAAAGTTTTGGAGGTTCAAAGACAATTACAAACAAGAAGGTATCTTGGATAAAATCATTCCGATTTGGAAACAAAAGGGTGATATTACAGATGCAAATGAAGGACGTGATTTAATCGTTGACCTTTCAAAATCAAAAACACCTTCGGGTATTGAGTATACAGTAGTTAAGACTATTATGTATGATGACCCAGCACCGATTCACACAGACAAAGATTTGATGAGAGATTGGGTTGAGGATGAGGACACATGGAAAGATGTATACGCTCAAAAACCTGTTGAGTATTTGGAAGCAATCGCAAGAGGTGAAACACCTGTTTGGGACACTGAGTTGAAAAAATACGTTTATGGTGACGATACTGAGGTAACTTTAGGTGGTTCAGTTGCGTCTGATACAAACACAAAGGTTGAAGACCCACAGGCTAATGCTCAGGTGGATGACGACCTTCCGTTCTAAAGAAAACTAATCTGATGGTACCGGCAAATGTCGGTACCATTATTATCATTAAAAAAGTATGGCAATTAAGAAAAAAGATTTTAACAGTATTAAGAAGAAGTTCTCTACTTCTGCTAAATACAAACCACAAAGATTCTTAGATTTAGGTGAGGCGTTCTTGGATGCGGTTGGTTTACCTGGTCCGGCTATCGGTCACCTGAATATGTTCTTAGGTCACTCAGATACGGGTAAAACAACGGCTTTGGTTAAAGCTGCGGTTGATGCACAAAAGAAAGACATCTTACCTGTATTCATTATCACTGAACAGAAATGGTCTTTTGACCACGCAAAACTAATGGGTTTTCAGTGTGAAGAAGTGGTTGATGAGGAAACGGGTGAATTAGAGTGGGATGGATTCTTTATCTTTAATAACAACTTTGAATACATCGAACAAATTACAGATTACATCAACGACTTGCTCGACGCACAGGCGAAGGGTGAGTTGGAGTATGACTTATTATTCCTATGGGATTCAGTAGGTTCAGTACCGTGTAAGATGACTTATGAGGGTAAAGGTGGTAAACAACATAACGCTGCCACATTAGCGGATAAGATTGGTATGGGTATCAACCAAAGAATCTCAGGGTCACGTAAATCGGACTCTAAGTATGAAAACACGTTGTTGATTGTGAATCAACCGTGGGTTGAATTACCTGACAATCCATTCGGACAACCAAAGATTAAGGCAAAAGGTGGTGAGTCTATTTGGTTAAACTCATCATTGGTATTTTTGTTTGGTAATCAAAAAAATGCAGGAACTAACAAGATTGCTGCAGTTAAAGACAAAAGAAAGGTTAAGTTTGCAGTAAGAACGAAAGTCTCAGTAATGAAAAACCACATTAATGGTTTGGGTTATGAGGACGGAAGAATTATTGTAACACCTCACGGATTCTTGGCGGGTAAAGACACCACAGAAGAAAAGAAATCCATTGAAGGTTATAAGACTGAACAGTCTGAATATTGGAAAGAAGTAATCGGTAAAGACGGTGATTACAAATTGGAAGAAGTAAAAGAACAGTAACCTTATAATTAAAAGGTTTTGACCAAGACATTATTAGTTGACGGAAACAACTTATTCAAAATAGGATTTCACGGAGTCAGAGATTTGTACCATGAGGGAAACCATATTGGCGCAATCTTTCACTTCGTGAATACCCTCAAAAAGTTCCTACAAGAACACAATTACGATAAGGTAATAGTTTTTTGGGACGCTAAAGACAATTCGGATTCTCGAAGAGTCTTATTAGAACAATATAAAAGTAATAGAAAGAGTAGTCTTAACGAAGCTGAGGTAATGTCATTTGATTGGCAACTCTCAAGAGTTAAGAAGTATTTGGAAGAGATGTTTATTCGTCAGGTATCCATTGATGGGTGTGAATCTGATGATGCAATGGCACATTATTGTAACATCTCTGAAGATGAATACAAAACTATATTTTCTTCAGATAAGGACCTTACACAGCTTATCTCAGAGAGAGTGGAGGTCTACTCACCCAGTCATAGAACACTGTATAAGAACGGAGATAATATCCCTTTAAAGGATATTTCCCTACCACACTACAACGTCAAAACATTTAAGATTTTATCGGGGGATAAATCTGATAATATTGACGGTATCTATTTGTTGGGTGAGAAGACTTTTGCTAAAATATTTCCTGAGATATTGGACAAAGAGACATCTGTTGACGATATTTTAAGGAGAACTGAAGAATTACAATCTGAGGGTGACAAGAGAAAGATTTTAGAAAGTATCATAACTGGAAAAACAAAACGGGGGGTTTTGGGAAAAGAGTTCTTTGATATTAACAAAAAAGTAGTAGATTTGTCAATTCCAATGATTAGTGATGAAGGTAAAGAGGAGGTCGAACTATATTATAGTGAGGAGTTGGACCCCGAAGGGAGAGGATATCAGAATCTCATGAGAATGATGATGAAGGATGGAATCTTCAAATACTTACCCAAACAAGATGATGGTTGGGTAGATTTTTTAACACCATTTATGAAACTTACTAGAAAAGAAAAAAAACGTTACAAAAACAAAAATTAAATTATGAAAGAAAAGAATGACGTAACCAAGATGGAGTTCCTACTAATGTTGAATGAGAACATTGTAGTTCAGAGATACTTCAACGTTAGAGGGTATAATCCTAAGGCGAGAAAGAGTGTAGATGTTGTTGATTTTGTTAATGACTTTACTCGTGAGTTAGAGAAGACTCTAAAGGCGAGAACCAATATGTATATGTTGGACCATTACAATCAAATAGCATTAGACTCTAGTATTTTAGACACATCTAATACTGACGGACCTGAGGTTTTTCACGTTAAAATTAGGTTAGGTGATGAGACAATTTGTCATAGAATTATTGACGGTAAATTGTACCCACCTAAAATAAGATACACTGTAGATATACGTCCGCAACTAAAAAGTGTACTTCGAGGTTTGACAGAGATTTTCTCTAGCGAAGATTTAGTTTACGAGTACATGGATTATAAGTTAGTTTAACCATATTTATATTTTACCCAAAACAATTTTTATTGATATGTCAAAAGAAAAAAACTTCGGTTACTTAGGTAACTCCTTTCAAATCCAACTTCTAAACAACATTGTAATTGACAAGCAATTCGCCAACTCAATTATCGATGTGTTGGACCCGAAGTACTTTGATAATCAATATTTCAAAATCATAATGCAAATGGTTAAGGAGTACTATTTCAAGTACGAACATACTCCAACATTTGCGACATTAGAGCAACTCACAAAGAGTGAAATTACCTCTCCAATGGCTCAGAAGATGGTTTTTGACATGTTGAACGATGTTAAAGACGCACCTATTGAAGGTTCGGATTTCGTTCAAGAGAAGTCACTTAAGTTCTGTAAACAACAAGAGTTACAGAAAGTTATGAGTAAGGCTCAGAAAATCATCGACAAGGGTGATTTCGAGTCTTACGACCATTTGGAAGAGATGGTGAGGGAAGCTTTACAGGTAGGTGAAGTTGATACTGGTACGTCCGATGTGTTTTCTAATTTGGATGTAGTATTGGATGATGATTATCGTCACCCAATTCCAATGGGTATACCAGGTATTGACAACCTTATGAAGGGTGGTTTAGCTAAGGGTGAGATTGGTGTTATTTTAGCACCAACAGGTGTCGGTAAGACAACACTATTAACGAAGATATCCAATCACGCATTTAACTTGGGATATAATGTGTTACAGATATTCTTCGAAGATAACCCTAAGATTATCCAACGTAAGCACTTCACCCTTTGGACAGGGATTGCTCCTGATAACTTATCAGGTCATAGAGATATTGTGATGGAAAAGGTAAGAGATATTAAAGAGAACACAACGAACTCTTTAACATTGAAGAAATTACCGTCTGACACTTTAACTATGAATCAGATTAAGAATCAGGTTAGAAAGATGATGGCTGAGGGAAATAAAATCGATATGGTTGTGGTGGATTACATTGATTGTATTACACCTGACAAGAACTTAGGAGATGAATGGAAGAGTGAAGGTTCTGTGATGAGAGGTTTCGAAGCAATGTGTCACGAGTTGGACATTGTCGGTTGGACCGCAACACAGGGTAACCGTTCTTCAATTTCATCTGAGGTTGTTACCACTGACCAAATGGGTGGTTCTATTAAGAAAGCACAGGTTGGTCACGTAATTATATCGGTTGCAAAATCTCTTCAACAAAAAGAGATGAACTTGGCAACAATTGCAATCACGAAATCCCGTATTGGAAAAGACGGTATCGTGTTTGAGAATTGTAAATATGATAATGAGATGTTGGTTATTGATACTGAACAGAGTATGACCTTCTTAGGGATGGAAGAACAAAAAGAGGAGAAACAAAGGGACAGAATC